ACGTAATATTCTATCTCTTCTTTTAGTATTTATATCAATATTCTTGTTTTCTTCTATAGTAAACCCCAATTTATACTTACTTTTCACTCGTTTCAATTGTTTATTGTATTCGTTAATCTTATCTATAATATTTGTAGATAGACTATATTTATCACTGATAGATTCCACAACAGACACATAATCCTTGTCGTTCTCAACTATTGATACATTAAGAGAACGAAAAGTGGATTCAGATTCATCAGTGGATGATAATCTTATGTAGTTATGGAATTTCATCTTACTTATCTAATATTTTTACAACCGCATTTTTCTCGGAACTGAAACATCTAATCTGTACTCTACCAGCACTGACTGACAATACATCAAAAACAGCAGCTCCATCATTCAAGTATTTTGTGTCCATATCCCATACTTGTACGATAGGGTATTGACTTGTACCCTCGTAATCAACATTTGTCCAGTAATAACCAGTAGCACTTGTCCAACTTGATCCTGATAATAAAGTTGCAGTAGTGATATTAACTTTACTATCTGTTAATTGTTTCATCTGGTTATTACTTACCAGTTTATTTTTGATATCATCCGTACTTGTTTCATCAACTGGTTCGATGCCATGTGGTCCAGCACTAAGAATAGCCTCGCTTACTGATAACGTATCGACATGTGTTTCCCACTTATATGCTTGATTATTTGATAATAATTTATTCTGTGTTGTTCCTGTATCAGTTGGATCTAATTGTAACAATCCGTGAATACTGATAAAACCACTATCGGGTATTTTAAGATTTGAATGGTATGACCATTGATTGGCTAAATAGTTGCTTACCAGTTTATTTTTGATAGCGTTATTATCGGTTATATCAACTTCACCGTATTTCTTTGTTTCGTTAAATACTTCAATGAAATCAATATAACCAGAAGCCACACCTGTTTTATTCCATGCTATTTTGAATTTCTGGAATAGATCATATCCGTATTGTTTGTTGGTTTCTTCACTTTCATCCCCATCGGAAATCCAGAACTCGAAATAACCATTTTTTAATGTGGTTAATTGAGGTGCCAACGGTTCTCCTGTATTTGGATCTACGTTTATAGGAGATCCACCATATTCATCTTCATATATATAAGCCGGTGTTTCTGTTCCTGCTTTATATATTGATATGTCAGCACCACCGATAGGTTGACCAGTATCATTTAATAGAAACTCCCAGACATGTACTCTCGCCATTTATTTCTCCTTATTTTCTATCGGGTATTTTAATTCTATAGTGTATATCAAAATTCACTCCAGATGGTTTATAGATACCACTTGTTTCAGTAACAAAAATTTCTTCTCTCTTTTGATTCAATAATTTTATTGTTTTTATTTCGAATTCATCGGTTATCTTTCCAAGTCTCCAATCAATATAGAAATATTCATCGTCATTGTAGTATATAGCATTAACACTTGATTCGTATATATTCTTACCATCTATATCAAATACTTGAATAATTGGAGATACCTGTGTACCATTAACAAATTCTAACAATAATTCATATACATCTGGATTACCTATTTTAAGTATAGCTACATATCCACTTTGTGGTGATTCAAATATAATTCTTGTGTTATTTTCTGTAGTTAATATAACATCTTTCGGGTAAATCTGTAGACCATCTGTATTGTAACAAGATATAATAAGACCTTTTTCTTTCAGGTTGTGATCTATTACCCATTCAGAAGCACTTGTTAACTGTGTATATATATTTATAGTTTCGTCATCTTCAATTAATGTTGTGATGTTGCCTAAATCACCATTATTTTGTATGTCAACATAAATATTGTTTTCGTCTATGATCTGTGTCGTAGTACCGAATAATCTTTCATTATCATCATTTATGAATTGAACTAATACTCTATCGTTATTTAGATTGTGTTTGATAGTCCAGTTTTCCACATTTGTATTTTTTCTTGTGTACAATGGTGTTGTGACTCTTTTCAATAACACATATCCGGTTCTTTCTTCCTCGAAGATAGCAGACACACCCATTGTTGAGTATTTTATTGTTTGTGGTACTATCTCATTGAAATCAAGATCAAATATTTGAGACATTAACTTATCACTATCAAGATTGTGATTGAATGTCCATACTTTGGAAGGTTCACATTGTATTCCTATATAAGATCCCAATTCCAATAATCTGAATTGATAGGATGTGGTATTAACATAAACATTATCATAATACTCTCCTTGTGAATTTTTCACCGGATATAGTGATACAGGTAAACCTGAAAAATCCGCCTTAGGCGCAAAAACAATGTTATAGTGCGCAACCCTGTTAATAGGTCTGACAAATTCAAAAGCATCGAATAAATTCAGAGCAATATCTTTAGGGAATATGCCCTTTGTGGATATAGGTTCATTATTGATATCTAATTCCACCCTGTAATGTGTAGAAAGAATTTTATCAGTTAATGAATATTCAGACGCTGATGGATACTCTAACATAAGAGTTGTGTCAGAATTAGACGAACAATAAGAATCAGAACCGAGTATACGGGCATCTGAATACCATGCTCTCCCAGCACCGTCGTCAACAGGTGGTGTCCAACCGTATTCATCTCTTGAAAGATATAAATGATCTACCCAACCACTCGGAGATGTACTTGCTATTGATAAACCACCAGCACTATGCCATTTTTCATAGACATTCAAGTAGTTATTGGATTGTGTAATGATTTTCCATATTACATACAAGTCAGTGAAAGTACCCTTTCTCTTGATGAAATGTATGATATTCTTTACGAATTCCCTTTGTCTTGTGGGTTCATTACTGATTTTATCTATATCATCATAACCATAATACTTAGACAGATAACCAAGATAGTTTATATCTATCTCCATTGGATCTAACATTGATAAAATATCTTTTTGTCTTGTGTATATATTATGGTATAGTTTATCATAATAGATATTGAAGAATTCTTTTAGATTGTTAGTTCTTTGATGATAAGGTACTGTTTTCAGTACATAATCTTTCAATCCTTCATATATTACGCTATATCCTGCTGGTGTTCTGTATATTTTACCAAAGTAGATAAATGTCTTATCTACGTTAAGATAATCTCTTACATTGACAGGTTTATTATATAGATCTATTTGTGCATTACTCCATCCAGAAGATGATAATTTTCTATCAATTCTTATATAGTGTATATTGTTATTCACATAATAAGACTCAACAACAGCAGGGAATACGTTATCATTGAGTATAAGATGTATTTTATCACCTGTTTGTGGTACAGTAGTAGGTTTGTCGATTAATTTTATAATCTTTGTTCCTTCTATGTGTGTACCATCTACCTTAGCGATATTCTCTATACCCTTGTATAACTTATCTTTAAGATATGATTCAGCTTTACCAATCAACCAATCATGGAAAAAACTATCTTTTCTGAAATACACTTTTTGCCCATTGACAATATTAAGTGTTTCGGTTGAATCGATATCCCATTCATCGAATCTATATGTAACAGCGGATGCTGTGACAAATTCGGTATGTGTCACAGTGACTCCAGTTGTACCGGCTGTGCTAACAGGTAATGACACTGTGGATGTCACGGGATAGGTGAAAAGTGTACGTGTACCACTTAATGAATCTATTATTGTACCTGTGTCTCTATATGTTACAAAAGATGATCCGGTAAAATTAAAATATGTCAAACCATCATCATTTTCTTTTATGGAATCCAATGAAAGTTTGATAGGTAGATATCCTGTATTTCCAAGATTAAGTTCGTCAACACTATCATTGTCAATATACAGAGTGATAGCACCATCTCCATTGACGAAGATACCTTTATTCATACCTACTAAATATGAATTTGTCGCTGATGCCTCAACAGTGACAGTCTCGAAATTCCATTCAGCACCATGAAAATCAACAAAATACACACTACCAATTTTATCGGTGGTGGTTCTTATTTCAATTGATATAATCTTGGCAAGTAGAGTATTGTTATCTGTGCTTCCCAAGTATATCGGATTACCATTTGATGTGAATGTACCAGAATATATACCACTTGTGGACATAGTATTGATTGCAGTGCCTGTGATATCTTGTGTGAAGGTTAAATATCCACCACTACAAAAAGCAACATTTATATCGTATTCATATACAGTGCCGCTTGTTAAATTACTTTGTGATATCCAGATGTTACCAGTATTGGTATTATCTACTATTTTTATACCGGGTGCTGCTGAAACCACATATGCTGAAGTTGTTTGTGTAGATACTGTCCAGTTTTCAGGAACACCATTAGACCAGTTAATAAACCATCCATTGTTTACCTGATTTGTCATGTATGGTGTGATAACACCCGTGTAACCTATTTTACCATCTATGTCCACGCTCAAAGAAGGCGATCCACTTACTGAAACAACTGACCAGCCTTTATTATATGGTTGTGTTGATGGAGTATGGCTTCTAATTACATCGGAAACCCTGAATTCTTCCATAAAACCAGTAAAAGCAGTGGCACTTGGTATGTTACTGTCAGCACCTATCACCAATCTGTCGTAACTTGTTATACTTGTGGTTACACCACTACAAGCAAATGAACCATTTACATATAATGATAGATTAGCGCCTGATACTTCTTGATCGAATGAGATATAGTACCATTTATCAAATGCACTTGTGGTGAAAGTATTGGTATCAGATTGACATACCCAATTATATGAATTATCAACAACACCGATGCTACCACTTGGAGTGATAACCACGGAATATGTATTGTTAACACCATCAAGACTGAAAATAGTAGTATAGTGTTCTGTTTTACCAATGGTAGCGCTTGTTGGTAAATTACTGAAACTACTATTAAATAATGTAGGTCTTATCCATACATCTATTGTACTATCATTAGTTGTCAGATCAACGATAGTGCCTTGATTTGATACCTGTAAATAATCCCCATCACCATAAAACCCTATACAAGTATTGCCAAATTTAGAACTGACGATCATATGTTTAGGATAATAACTACTTGATATTCCTTTAGTTATTGTGTATCCACTATCGGAACTGTCTATGAAACTATCGTAATCGAATTCGTTTTCATAGTATGGAATGGGTTCAGATTGTAATAATAATTTGGTATTACTATCATTACCATAAGCAGGATTATTATCAACATTGATATTATCTATCAATCTATTATTGAATAATCCACCTTCCCATAATAATTTATATTGTTGTACTGGATTTTTAGGTATCGGTATATTTTTATTATAATCAAAATATTCCTTTAATAAGAAATATGGTGAATCTGAAAATTTCATGTATATCCTATGATTCGTTTATGATTGTGCATAAATCTTTAGCTAAAATAGGAAATTGATTGTGACCTATTTTAATACCTTTTAATGTATTCTCGTAATAACTATATGTTTCCCTGTCAAATTGTGGATATATGGTACTACCATATGGTTGTATTGTTTGTATATACCCACTCTTTGAACTGTAAATACTTATATCTCTAAATATCAAGTTATTAACACCACGGATATTATCAAAATCACTTGTGGTTGATGTCTCGGACATATCCATGATAAAATTTGTTATGTCCATGAAATTTATAGTTTCATTGAACTTTCTAAAATTACTGTTAAAATAGTAATTTAGCTTATCAAGTACATCGTTTTTAACAATATCGAAATTGTAAATACGTTTAATTCTCAAACCTATCTCGAATCTGAAATATATAAACTCTGGAATTTCAAGTATCTCATATACGTTAATCATTTTCCTTGGTTCGAGATATGTAATAAGTGTGTTCTTCCAAGTAGGATCATAATCTACTGGAATTCTTATAGATCCACTCACAGTTGGAGTTGTATCAGTAAGAACCCAATCCACTTCCTTTGTTGATAGTGTACCTGTTTTGAAATCCGTTGATGTATCAGAAGCAAGAGGAGGAACAACAGACACAAACACTTTGTTATATAATGAAGGTTTAACGGTTGATAATGGATCATCTCCGATTGACACCGGGTTAATCTCTTGTTCACCCCAAGCATTAGCAGCAACTACATCTGTTCTTGACTCTAAATGAGATATATAATCAGCCTTGGTAATGTTTCTTAACTGTGATTGTATATATCCTCTTGAGTTATTTTTAATATCGTCGATAAGTTCAGGATCGGATGCTCCTTGTGCGATATTGGAATTGGTTACAGATGTTATCTGTACATCAGTGTCATCATTGTATTTAATAACAAATGAAGAATCCACCAACATGTCATAGGTGATGGTATTCTTACCAATTGAGCCCTTGGCTCCGTTAGTTCTTAATAATTTTACTGTTATTTCGTCATCAGATCTTGGTATATTCCTTGATGATGAAAATTCAATAACATATCGTCTATATTTATCATATGTTAATTTGTAAACATTATCACTGGATATATCACTATTGGTAATCCCTGATACGTTATCGTAAAAGTCGTTAACTCTTGTCCATTCAGAAGGAACACTGTTTAAATTAGCACCATTAACAGTCAATTCAACAGATGGTGTTGTATATGGATACACACCGTGATCATAGTTGAATTTAGGCAGGATTATCTGATTATCAACAATATCATCCCCTGTGAATGTAAACGTAGTAGCCACACCTTCCCTAAGTTCAATATCAAATGTGGCAACTGTGGATGCTGAAGTTGATAATGGCAGAATAGTTACATCACTTGGATTGATAACTGCATTATCTGTTAATGTATAGTATATTATATCTCCATCATCAGTAGTAAGACCAGTGGAGATACTTTGCCAGGGTTCTATCAATATTTGTTTGCCATTGTACCCTGTTACTGTTACTGTAAGTGTTGTTTGTGCTGATACATAACCTTTAGGGTTATATCCCTTTTGTTTGGCTATACTATGAACTGCTTCGTATATGTTAGCAGTATCTTCATTCATATTTTTTGCTAATAGATTTGTATAATAGGTACTTAAATCACCGTGATAGGCAACAAGTTCCATTAACATTGTTATATTAGCGCCTTCAAAATTATAATCAGCAAAAGTATCTGATTTTTTTAATAGTTCCTGTAATCTTGTTTTCAGAGTATCGAAATCAGTTGTCAAGTAATCAGGAGTTAAATAATTAGCCATTTATTCACCTTATGCTAATGATAATATGATATGATCAAATTGATATTCTAAATCTGAATCTTTTATTTTGTAAGTCAATCTAATCTCATATTGATTCATATCTTCGTTTATATTAACATTTAAATTTATTATTTCTATTCTTGTTTCCCATTCTTCTATAGCTTCAACTAATAATTCACCTAACCTGTATGATGTGTTATCGTCCATTGGTTCGAATAACAAATGATACATGTCAGCAAAAGCCTCAGGGAGCATACGTCTGGAACCTTTGAATGTCATAAATATATTTCTTAATGAATTATTTATGGCATCAATATCGGTCATTGCTTTGATATCACCATCTTGTTGTTGAGATAATTCTATATCTATATCTTTCCATTGAGACATTTATATATACCTTTCTTAGTATTTATAAGAAATTCTTGGGTAATTTAATAGAATTCTTAGCTTTATTGATATCAGAGAGAGTTGATTTTAAACTATCAGAAAGACCATCTGTATATTCAGTAAATGATTTCATACCTGTTTTCAATGTTTCGGTTAAGTTCAATTTATCACTCAATCCTGAATTAGCCATTACTTTGTCTATATCGAGAACGCCATTGTCATTAAGTGCTAAATCATCTAATAAGTCATTGATCTCCTTAAAATATCCATCAAGAACATCTGGATCTATTATGTCAAAACATTCTGAAGAGCCAAGACAATCCAATAACTTATCAATTGATTGTAATAATGGTTTTATACCCATGGCTTCCGTTATGGACTCGATTGACATCATCTTAGACATTAGATCATTCAAAGGCTTAGTGACGGTTTGTAGTGCGTCTCCTACAAGCCCTTCGACTTCACCTATCATGTTGGCTAAATCGATATCGGATAAACTATCCAATATAGAATTCATAAATCCTTTTGAATCACCCATTATTTCTGTTAATTTACTCAAAGCTGAATCAGCACAATCACCAGTAAGCCCTTTGGCATTACCAATAAGACTATCTACAGATTCAGATACGTTTTTCACAATATTTTCTGAACCGATAGCAATATTATCCACTTTGTTATCAAGACCAGAAGCGGATTTTTTCATTTTATCAAACACGGCTTCAATAGAACCTTTCTTCTGCCCTATTCTACGCCATTTTTTCATTTTATCCTCAATAGATTTGTTAAATTGTCTACAAGGATTTAATTCATCAAAATCAATACTCATAATTTATATCCATTGTGATATTCGACGACCACCGGCAGGCCATATACCCGCTCTAAGGTCTTGTATATTGAAACTCTTTCTACCCCTTCTAAACATACCTACAAGTATAGGCACATATGTTTTATCATTAGGTATCACACCTCTGTTAACAACGTGGTGTGCTTTTATTACATAGTAATTATTACTTTTAACCAGTGACACGTTACCTTGTACCAGTAAATCACAATTGTTTATGTTCCCACCTTCTATACCACTTTTAAAAGCATATCCATACATAGCCATTTGTTTTAATTTCATATCTTTGATTTCTCGTCCAATTGTGGTGGCTCTCGGAAATGATTTCAAATCATTCTCTTTCAACATCTGTTTGATATCATTACCAAAATTTACAACTTCTCTGTGACTTTTAATAATTGGATCGGTGACACCACCCCATTGTTGGAAGTCAGTTGCTTTCCTACCATCTTTATGTGATATGAAGACTACATTATTTCCATCTATATCAACAAGATTCCAGTCAGCCTTAGGAGTACCCTTTACCGATACTGCATGTGTTATATGATATATTTTACCATTAGCTTTGATATCAACATATAAACTTGATTCTTTCTTTTTAATATTCTCTATGTGTCTATTAAGATTGTCTAATTCCCTGTCTTCGATATGCGTAGTGGATTTTACACCACCAAAAACAGCAGATTTATGTAAATGTGTTAAGAGTATACTGCCACCATCAATAGTAGGTAATACCATTGATTTTTTATATCGAAATGCCTCAATACCCTTGGTTTTCAACATTTCTACTATTTTTTCGTGTTCTTTTTTATTTTTCCTACCAACGAACACTTTTTTATTAGTTCTATCATTAAGAAACGATTTTTTCTTTTCAATATGTTCAATGAACAATTCCATATTGTTTCTTTTTGATAGATCTTTGATAGTTAAATGTGCCATTATGCTGATACTTTCCCTATATGTTCGCCATCAGGAGCGCCAGATGTAGTCTCTATTACAGCATTTGCAATTATTTCATCTATTATACCTTGACAGAAGGCTTCTAACATTTCTCTTCTATGAATTGAAGCATCACCTGTGCCTTCCGTCGGATTGTGTTGAATAGCATTTAAATGACTCTCGATAAAATCCGCCATACTTGATTTTGACATACCCATTATAACGTACCCTTAACATTTGATGATTTTTGTATATGTGGCTTACCAGTGAAAGCACACAAACAATCGCCTGTCACAATACCATCGAGATGACCGCCTCCACTATTACCGTCAATGTAAACATTATCAGCGGTAATATTACATTGACCTGTTACGGTGATATTACAATCTCCACCTACAGTGATATTTAAATTACCTGTGATATCTTCTTTATGATCTCCACCTACTGATTCGGTAACATTTCCATCAATAGTATCAGACAGATTTCCAACTATATCTCTTGTAACATCTTTACCTATTGTTTCTTTTTGATTCTGATCTATTTTACTTATTTCATTTTGTTTTACATATTTTGTCTTGTTTCTATCAATGGTTTCGTTAAAATCTTCTTTTATGTGTATGAATTTACCACCTATTGTTATTTCATATTTATCTTTATTGTTACGAATCACCATATTTCCATCTACATCTATCTCAATATAACTATTAGATGGATGAAAAATATGTATTCGTTCATTGTCATTTGTATTATCAAGCTCAATCGTTATTCCTTTATGAGTGGACAATACTATATTATCAGGGTATTCGGCTTTATATGCTGGTTCAGGCTCGTCCCATGTATTATCGTCAGCTTGAGGAACACCTTTATCAAGGTTGTCTGATTTAAACTTGACAATAGTACCATCTTCAACTTTTTCAGCTCTTGCCAATCTATGTACATCAGGTTCGTTTAGCCTATCATCATGTGGATATACTCCATCAGGATCATTGAACCCTTTTGTGGTATCAGGTTTTTCTGTCGGTAATCCGGGTGATGTGGCAAAATATACAGGGTTGTTAATATGTCCATTCTCAAAAAAGACAAATACGTGACTACCTTGTAATGGAACAGACCATGAGCCAAAACCGGCTATGGAACCTTCAAATAATGGGTTAGCAGGTGTCGCCCAAGGTAATTCTTCTGTCGGGATACCGTTAAAATCATCCTTGGTTTTTTGTTCTGTGTGAACACCGAACACCCTAACACGAACTCTACCCATTTTTTTAGGATCATTTCTGTCTTCTACCACTCCACGGTACATGCCGTGTAGATTCATGGATGGTATTTTGTAATCTTCTGTAAGTCTTTTCATCTGTTTATTTTCTTTGCTTTTATTAAAGCTGGATCATCAGCTTCGAAATATCCGTTTTTAATCAATACTAATTTTTGTTGAAATTTAGTAGGCATAGAAGGATTAAAATAATGTGTTATCGATTTAACCAGGCATTTACCTACCATTCTCTTATTTATTTTCTCTTTGGATAACTCTATTGATGGCCAAATCAAACCTATCATACCTCCGGCATATCTATCTTCATGTCCTCTAACAGTAATGTGTATCAAATGTTGTTGACAATAAAGACGAATCCAGTCCCCAAAGTATATATTGTTTATTACTGTTTCTTCTGTTTCCCCTGTCATATGTACTTTAGGATTGAAATAGGCTTCTATTTCTTTATTTAAAAGGGTAAATGATCCTAACATTGTAAATTTATTAATAGCATCATTATAAGTATATGTATTCTTTATTAATTTTTTTCTTACTGGATCATAACCCTGATATACACCACCAGCGAGAAACTTATATGATTGTTGATCTATATGTGTTATCTCATGTGATATAACATTATTAATATAGAATTCATTTGAATTATCACCTATCATATATCCAGTATTACCATTAGGAGACATATATTTAGTCTGTATTAACAATTTTTCTAAAGTAACAAAATTATATTGATTTTTAGTATTGTTACGATAGAATAGATATCCGGGTTGACCAGTCTCCATTCCAGAACATCTTCTTAACAACCATTTTATGTTTGTAAACGGTGTGTTGTTATTGGTATTATACCAAGCAAGTGTTTCGTTTGATTCTTCGAATAATTCGAAATCCTTGATACCTAAATGTTTTTTACATATTTCTTTTACAATATCGCTATATTTTGTTTTATTAGGGAAAGATAGACTATAGTTATTGAAATTCAATAATTTAAACATGGGATCTATAAGATTGGCTTCTATTTTGTAAATCCCTCTGCTTAACTCAACTATATTGGTGATATTGTGTATATAAAATGAATACTGACGTTCTTCATTTGTACCATATATAATATCAATTTTATCGGTACCTTGTATATTACCGAATTCAAGTATATCACCTGTTACATTGAATTTTATTGAACCTCTGTAACAAGATGAAAATATATCTTCGATAAAGTAAAATTCTTCAAGTTGAGCATTAGGTATGACATACGTACCAGCAGTTGTTGTTAAGTAACATCTGAAACTATCGTCATATCCTTGGTAATTATCTTTATGTAATTCGTTAAAACTCATAATTCAGCTATTTTAGATATATCAG